ATATTATTGTTGTTGATTTTATATTTAACTCATCACAGATATCCCTGGCAGACTTTTTCTGTTTTATATAGTGCTCTTCTAGATATTGTTGCGATATATGATACTTTTTTTTCATAATTAGGCCATGTGTAATAGATAATTAATATAAACTATATTCGTTCACACATTATTACACCAAGCCGTTCATGGTTAAGAACTTTAAAATTTCGTTATCTTTTTGGGAGATAGTCAAATACTGATTGGGTATGATTTTACTGAATTTGGACCAATTATAATATTCTGGATCCAAAGCCTTCTCACTGTCGGAGTCGGAATGAAAAGGATCTAGGTCTAATCTAATAACATATCCCTTATTATCTAGTATAGCGTCAACTTCATTAGGAAACCTACAATCAACAATAATAGCCAAATCCATATTTTCTCTTAGGATTTTATTGATAGTAGCCTCTACCCATACCTGAGTTTTAATATTCCTAAAGATATTAGTACCAATAACTTCCATGGCTCGTCTAGCTGTTAATTTTTCACCAGCCCATTCTAGATCTGTCATGGTGTTTTTTTCTTCATCAGAGCCGTAACACTGTGTTTGGGTCATACCCAAAATATTCATGCAGATGTCTTGTTTGAGTGGGTCTGCAAAGCTATAAATTTTATACGAAAGAGTAATACCATTAGCTTCAATAAATGAACTAATAAAATCTCCCGCTGTGCTTTTACCAGACTGCTTTCTACCAGAAAACGCTATAATCTTAGTCATACAATCCTTTTAATAGTGGTTTAATTTCGTTATTGATTTCTTCAGAGGTCATTTCTCCAACATCTGGCTTGCTGATGATTGGAGTATATATTCTATAGGCATGCTGACATTTTTGTTTGATCTTTTCTGCTGCTAGTCTACCGGCCTCATCATTATCTGTGAGAATAAGTAAATTCATTGCTCCGGAAGAATCTAGAAAAAACTTTTGCCTATCACTTAGTGATGAACCAAATATTGCTACGCTATTGTGAATTCCATTTTCTTCTAGTCTCCAAACATTGCCTGGGCTTTCAACTATAATGGCTGTGGCTGTCTTGAGTATAAACTCTTTAGCAAACCATAGGTTGTATAAGTGATTCTGGCTCTTAAAGTCTAGATTATGTTTCCATTTGGAGAACTTCCATACTGACTCACTATCTGGACATTTCTCTGAGTTATCATGAAAACCTTTACAATTAGAACATTTTTCAAATATGCTTCTGCCTGTACATCCAACCATATGGGTATGATCACTATTATATATAGGAACAACCACCCTGTTGTACATTTCTTTTTCGGGATTAACACATAATCCAACATCATATTTATCTAAAGTTTCTTTAGAATAACCCCTATTAATATAGTATAGTGCTGGTATGTCTAATGTTCTCCTTACGGCTGCTCTTGTGATACCTTTTGGTGTCTGATTATTGGATTCTGGATTAATATAATGTACAATATTAGCAAAGCTTTTCTTTTCTATCTCAGACTTAGATATTTTAATTTTGTCCAAATCTTGTTTAGTAAAAGATACTGCAAAATCTAATGCATCCTGAAAAGAACACTGATTATCTCCAGGTTTATTCCAACCATGATTCCTATGAGATAGGATACCGCGAATAAAACCTAATACTGAACCCTTAAAAGTTTTTTCACATCCGTGTGTTCTGCAAATCCAATTACCTCTATATCTATCTCCGTCTGGATAAATATTAACAGCGGAAATATTATCTCCACCATGTATGGGGCATGACATCGAGATCATCTTTGGATTAGTCTTGTAGTCAATATTAAAAAACTCTAGTAGAGCTTCAATATTATCACATACTAAATCACAGATAATTTTCAGCTTAGCCTGATCAACGGAACGGGATCGTGTCATTGTTTTCATCGTCTACAATAAATCCATCTTGTGGTTTTTTGATATTATTAACAATCTCTAGTCTTGTTTTTCCTTCAACAATCTTAGCACACCAGCCCTTCATGTAACAATTAATATAATCATTATCGTCTAATCCTCCACCATGCCGACTAATAAGCGGGACTAGTTTACGATTGCCATTATCTGGACCGTCTTCTGCTATTTCTTCATCAGATTTTCTTTTAAAAATACTGAAGTTACTACATAGCCAAATAATTCTATCGGATCCGCTTGCGGTATCAGTACTTTCTTTTGTGATACCATCCCTATTTAGCTGAATGAAAGCCACTATAGGAACCTTATATCTTACTGCAAAATTATGTAGACTAGTCATCATAAAACCTAAAACCTGATACTCTTTAAGATCCTGGCTTATACCAGCACTATCCATAAGCTTTAAATAATCATAAAAAATAACACAGTCTTTGGCTGTTCCATCATCATTGAGTCCAACCTCTTTCATAATCCATCTTCGCATAATAGCTAGTTGTTCCTCAAAAGGCTTACCAGCTATAGACTTATGATAAAACTTCATGCTTTTAAGCTGTTGTACAGCTTCTGTAATTTTATTCTTATTTGATACTGATTCACTAAACTTTCCAGTTTCGATAGAATTAATTTCTGTTTCCGTCATCATAGCCAATAGTCTATTAATATGATCTTGCTTGGTCATCTCAGTATCCATATTTAATACTGGAACCCCAATTTTAGCAACATTATAGCCCATATTGTCGGACAACAGGGTTTTACCAGTTTTAGGTCTAGCTGCTATAACATTAACTGTTCCTTTTCTTAAACCCCCACCAATAGCTTGATCATATATGGGAAATCCGGTAGAAATACCAACTTGGTCAACCTTATTTTCTTCTAAGTATGTTATGTATGCTTCTAGTCCATCTCCCATAGTTTGTGGATGATTTTCTGTTCCCTCATTCAATAGGGATGAGAAGTTAAAGATAGTATCTTCTGCAATAGATAAGATTGATGTAACAGGTTCTGCCCCTGTGATCTCTAATAATTTATCTTTGGCATTTTCTAATTGATTTCTTAATAGTCTAGCTATTTCTAGCTTTCTTATCTTGGCCGCAAACTTTCTAACATTTTCTATACTAACTGGAAAATCCAGAATAGCCTTAAGATGTTGAGCCTCCTCTTTTTTGGATAGAATATTAGACACCCCAATTTCTTGGGCCATAGAGTATATGGAAGCTATATCAATAGTAGGCTTGTGTTCTTTCTCACAAATTTCTTTAATACATTTAAATATAATACTATTGCTATCAATAGTAAAAGAAGATGCTTGTATAATATCTGCAACATCAAGATATGCATCTTCTCCATATTTGCAGATGCCGGCTAGTACAGCCCTTTCTGCTGCTGGGTCACATAAAATCATTTTTGTCCTTTATTTATCCTGCGGAAACAGAACACTTATTGCATTTGTATCTGTCGATTGATTCTATAATAGATGGATCCACCATCTCTGTCTTGTGGCAAACACGACAAGAGGCTTTTATAGGCTGAAAAGCATCTCGTCTTGGTGTTGGTGCAGATCTTCGCAGTTTTTGATCTATAAGAACATCTTCCTTATGCAGTTTACTTTCTGGCATACTATCAAATCTATTAGTGTTCTTTTTATTATTAGATTTAGTCTGTTTGTTTTTTGTGGTTTTGACTTTTTTAGTCTTAGGCTCCTCATCTTCTGTATCAGAACCTAAACCCTTTTGTAGAATAGCTATTAAAGCTTTAATGTCTTCATTATTAAGTCCCATGTTTCACCTTAGTTTTTTGAATAGAGAGTATAATGTCAGATAAATTTTTTAAAGAGTTGGCCAGATAAGATAATCTATCCGATCTTTGCTTTGCATACTTTTTAATATTATTCAAGCTACTAGCCTTGTCATTATGTTTAATTGCTTGTATAGATTTCTCTATATATCCATACCCTTTATAGTTATTGATCTCATCAGCAATAACCTCTTTGATCCCCTCATCTGCCCAATTGTATCTGGCCAATTCTCTATTAATAGTTCTTTGTGTATGAAAAGAAAATTGTGCTAATCTATATGCTATTTGAGCACAGTCTTCTGGCGTCAACTTTTCAATAGTATCCCTGTTCATGGAAAGATATTCATTCAGTTCCGACGAGGGTAGAGAATCAGCCCGATATTCTGCAAACCCAATACTCTGTTCATATTCATCCAGAATACTATCCCAGTATTGTAAATCTTCCTTTGCTGTTTTACTCATCTGATAACCTCTTTTTCCATTCATTTATATTTTCATTATATGGTAATATAATTTGTTTAATATAATTAATCTCGCACCACTCTGTTTTTTCTTTATCTCTTTTTTGTGCTTTTAAGAAACCTAGCATATTATTATGATAAAATGGTACAAACTTATAATGTTGTTCGCCATGAACCTCAATGCATGTTCTTGTTAATGGTAAATAAAAATCTAGATATAAAATCTCTGATCTTCTTAGTTGTATGGATACTTCTTCTAAGATTTGCAGAGTAGGAAATTCTGAAGCCAGTAGACCTCTAGCTTGTAAATGTAAACTCGATCTGTTGGCGGTTCTGCCTTTAGACATATTGCCAGTCAAATGCCAAGGGTGGGCAACACCATCCAAATCTTTAATCATTATCATTTTATACCCATAGT